GACTACACATTTAAATATTACAGGTTACGGCGCGTTCAAGATGCAGGCGCAGGCGCAGAAACTGCGGACATGAACTTCCGTTTTTTCCCGTGCCTTGTTGCGGGCCTAGCGTACTACATAGCAATGAAGATACCTGAACTCGCGGACCGAATACCTATGCTCAAGCAAGCGTACGAAGAGCAGTTTATGCTGGCGGCAGGAGAAGACAGAGAAAAAACACCTGCGCGTTTTGTCCCTCGTGTTATGAGGATCTGACATGGGTAGTAGATTCGCGTCAAACAAGAAGGCGCTTGGCGTCTGTGACGTGTGTGGGTTTACGTATAAGCTACGTGAGCTTCGTAATGAGTTTAAAAAAGGGCGCGATACGAATATTAAAGCGTGCCCTGAGTGTTGGGATGGAGACCATCCTCAGTTAAAGCTGGGAGAGTTTCCTGTTCATGACCCACAAGCACTGCGTGACCCTCGTCCTGATTCTAATCAGTATGCGGCGAGTCGAGCGTTGGTCGAACCAGTGAGGCCGGTTGTCGGTACTGGATTTATAGGGCAAGCTACAGTTCAGATTTCGTAGGAGTAAGTACAATGCGTAAACAAACACAAAAAACTGCTAAACAGCCGAAGTCCAAGAACAAGAAAGTTAAAGTTCGGGGCACTGGTGCGGCTACAAAAGGACTCTACGCTCGCGGTCCTATGGCTTAAGTTATGAACTACACCGAGCTGAAAACAAATATTGAGGACATCACTGAGAATACGTTCACTGATGCACAGCTCGCTATGTTCACAGAACAGGCCGAACAGAAAATTTACAACACTGTTCAGATCCCCGCGCTACGTAAAAACGTTACGGGTACGCTAACGGCGAGTAATAAATATCTAGCAACACCTGCCGATTATTTGTATACCTATAGCCTAGCGGTAGTAGATGGTAGTGGTAATTATCATTTTCTACTGGATAAAGACGTAAACTTTATTCGGGAGGCTTATCCTGTACAGACGACGACTGGTCTACCAAAGCATTATGCTAACTTTGACGATGATAGCTTTCTTGTTGGTCCTACCCCCGACGCTGGATATACAATGGAACTCCACTATGGGTATTACCCTGAGTCAATAGTTACTGCGGGTACAACGTGGTTAGGCGAAGAGTTCGATTCTGCGCTGTTAAACGGAGCGTTAGTTGAAGCCCTACGGTTCATGAAAGGTGAGCCAGACCTCGTGCAGATGTACGAGCGCATGTACGTACAATCGTTGACACTACTCAAAAATCTTGGGGATGGTAAACTCCGTGGGGATACTTATCGTTCAGGACAACCTCAGATACCTGTAACTTAGGGGATAAAAGATGGCAATTACTCAAGCAATGTGCACGTCATTCAAGAAAGCACTTCTTGATGGCGAGATGGATTTTAGCTCAGACACGTCTGCGACGTTCAAAATAGCGTTGTTTACTTCGTCTGCAACACTTGGGGCGTCCACAACGGCGTACTCAACAACGAACGAGGTGACAGGAACTGGGTACACAGCAGGTGGCAATACGCTAACTGTTGTAGCTCCCACGACGTCTGGAACTACTGCGTTCTTAGACTTTGCAGATACAACGTGGTCTACCGCAACAATTACCGCACGGGGAGCGTTAATTTATAAGTCCGGCGGCGGTGATCCCGCTGTTGCTGTGTTGGACTTTGGTGCCGATAAGACATCAACTGCTGGCGACTTCCAAATTCAATTCCCAGCGGCTGACGCATCTAACGCGATTATCCGTATAGCGTAATGCCCTCCTCTGTCACGTATACAGGGTGGGGTTCTACCGCTTGGGGCCAAGGCTCTTGGGGTACGGATCTCACCGTTGTAAGCGTCGATGGAGTAGGAGCTACCGGCGCAGTCGGCACTGTTGTTGTCGCCGCTGATGCCAATGTTAGTGTCACTGGACTTCAAGCTACTACCGCATTAGGTAGTGTTACTGTTTCCGGTGCCGCTACTGTTCAACCGTCAGGACTTGCCGCTACAGGTAATATTGGTACTGTTTTAGTTGTCGCCGACGCTAATGTCGGCGTTACCGGTGTTGCTGGCACTTCCGCTCTAGGTTCTGTCACCGTCACTGCTGATGCAAATGTTAGCGTTACGGGTCTTTCTGCTACGTCCGCACTTGGCACAGTCGTTGTCGCCGCTGACGCAAATGTCAGTGCCACAGGAGAAG